GGAAACGCGCCTTGTATCTTTTCGCAGGAATTCGACAACATCGTTGAACAGGAATACACGAACAGCGTTGAAAACCTTAAATCAACGGCGTACGTCGGCGGCGAGGAAAAAGAAGGCGTTGTCCGGAAGGTTGCCGAAGTGGGCAGTTCGGCAGCAGGATTGGAGCGGGACGAAGTATTCATCAATGCAACGGACATTGTACAGGAATACGAAGAAAACGAAGTTACAATCACGCTGACCGACGCGCAATATATCGCCCTGCTTTCGGCGCGCGGCGTTGAAGAGTTAGAGCAATACGCCGAAACGCTGGCGTTCGGATCGAAAATCAACACAAACGCGAACTTGCAATACGGCGTTGATTACGACTTGGGCGACCGCGTGACTTGTATAAACAAACGCTGGAACGTCCGCATTGACGTTCGAATTACTGAAATTGCGGAAACGTACGAAACGAGCGGCGAAGAAATCGACATTACCTTCGGCGAAAGTTTGCCAGCGTTGTTGACACAAATTCGGCAGATTACAAAATAAAGGGGTGTAAACATGGAAAAATCGAGCTTCTTTAACAGCGTTTCGCACGATCGCACGTACAAGGCGGAAGATTGGGCGGAATACTTCGCTTCGTTCATAGGGAACGGCGTTTTCCCCCTTCCTTCAACGGGGCTTCAAGTCGTTGTCAGTAGCGGCATGGACGTAACCTTGAAGGCGGGCAAAGCGTGGATCAACGGTTATTTCTACAACAACACGGGCGATCTAACCGTATCGCTTGACACGGCGGACGGACAGTTGAACCGAATTGATCGCGTCGTGATCCGCTGGGATTTAACGAACCGCACAATCATTTCGGCGGTAAAATCTTCGCCTTTCAGCGCGTCGCCGACCGCGCCAGCGTTGCAGAGGGACGCGGACATTTACGAACTTGCCGTTGCTGACATTTACGTGGGCGCGGGTGTAACCGCGATCACACAAAGCAATATCACAGACAAGCGGCTGGATACTTCGCTTTGCGGCATTGTCGCCGCCGTCGTCGATCAGATCGACACCGAAGCATTTAACGCACAACTTCAAGCGTGGTTTGCGGAATATCAAAGCCTTTCAGCGGCGGAATACAATTCCCTTGTATCGTATATGAATTCGCTGAAATTGCAGGGCAACACACAGTACGACGCATTCGAACAGCACATGGCAGACTTCGAAGCACAGGCGGCGGCGGATTTTAATAGCTGGTTCAGCGGGCTTCAAGAAATCTTGGACGAAAACGCCGTAACAAATCTTGTCAACATCACGAACGCGCTTGACGCGCGCGTTGACTTGATCGAACTTGTGCTTTTCAATGATATTTCCGACAATCCGTTTTTGATCCTGTTTGCAGACCTTGACGGGATCGCGTCAACGGGTATTTGGAACGAAGCGTTACAGCGTATAGAATGCTGACGCGTTACGCTTGCACGGCGGCGGAATTGTCGTGCGTGATCGGGAATATCTTTGCGGAACTGTCCCCGCCTTGCGACACTTGCGGCGTGGAGCGGGTAACAATAACCGGAACGACGGTATCGGGAAACGCGGCAACGCTGACCGTTACCGACGTGGGCTTCGATTTCGAGGGGCGCGCCGACGATACCGTTATGATCGAGCAAATGCGGAAAGGACGGTGCATATATGCAAAGACCGGAGCGGGAACGCAAAGAGCCTTCGGAATTCAACGTAATTGTGAAGGCGAAAGACCTTGTGAAACACACATTCACGATCACGAATTCGACAGAACGCTTCCCGAAGAAATACCGCTTTACACTTGTGAACAGGATACAGGATAAAGCGGTTGATATTTACGAATGTGCGCTTGAAGCGAACGAACTTGATCTTCGCGACGCACAGGAATTCAAAGAACGGCAGAGGCTACAAGCAAAGGCGTTGACCTATTGCAAGGAACTTCTATTTTTCATAGAGCTTTCGCAGGAAATGGGCTTTATTTCTTTCAGCAGTTGCGAATATTGGAGCAAAATAGCGCTTGAAGTAAAGTACATGATAACCGCGTGGAAAAAGCGGGACAAAACGAGGGCTTGAAAACCGTTTCGGGGTACATCTTGACACGCCTAATTCGTCGAACGCCCGCAACGTCCGCAATGTCAACACGGACGGCACGTTGAACAACAACAACGCGTACAACGGCAACAATGGCGTTCGCCCGCTTCGATGGAACACGCGAACGAGTAGGCGAAAGCCGAAAGCAGAATACCATCATCAAAGGAAGGTGTATCCCGTCGCCGCTATCCACGGCGGGGACAAATACAGGATCGCCGATACCGGAGCATACCGCGCATGGCGGCTGGCAACGGTTATAAACAGCGAGGATTTTTTATTATGACAGACTTTGAGAAGATACACAGTTTCGAAAATTTATATCATGCCTACCGAAAGGCGCGGAGGGGCAAAAGGTGGAAGGGAGCGGCGGCAAAGTTCGAAGTAAACCTTCTTGAAGCGCTCAATCTGTTAAGCGTTCAATTACGGACAAAGAAATATACCATGTCCCCGTACAATACGTTCGAGGTTTACGAACCGAAACGACGCGTCGTTATGTCGAACGGATACAAGGATAAAGTGGTTCAACATTCGCTTTGCGATAACGTGCTTGAACCGCGCTTTACACGTTCTTTCATTCGGGATAATTACGCTTCACAAGTGGGCAAAGGGACGCATTACGGGCTTGACAGGCTTCAAGAATTCTTGCGGAGGTTTTACCGTCAAAGCGGCGTTGACGGCTGGATACTGAAATGCGATATATCAAAATATTTCTATTCGATCCGGCATGACGTTTTGAAAACCTTAATCCGCAAGAAGATTTCCGATCCGGACGTTTTATGGCTTGTTGATCTAATCATTGACAGCACGGAAGGCAACGTCGGAATACCGATCGGCAATCAGACTTCGCAACTTTTCGCCCTTCTTTACCTTGACGACATGGATCATTTTATCAAGGAAAAGCTGGGTATCAAATTTTACGGGCGCTATATGGACGACTTCTTCTTGATCCACAAGGATAAAGATTACTTGCGGCATTGCCGGAAGGAAATTGAAGCGTTCGTACAAGCGCGCGGGCTTTCGCTGAATGCGAAAACGAACATTTACCCATTGAAACACGGCGTTGATTTCTTGGGCTTTCATACGTATTTGACTGAAACGGGCGCGGTAATCCGCAAAGTGCGCCGCCGAAGCAAAAACAACATGAAGCGGAAATTGAAGAAGTTTTCGAACCTTCGGGCGGCGGGACGTATCGACGTTAAGACGGTTGAACAATCGTATCAAAGCTGGAGGGGACATGCCGAAAAGGGTAATTGCTATCACTTGATCCGGAATACGGATCAGTATTACAACAGCTTATTCAAAAACACGGAGGTGGCACAATGTCAAAAGCAATAAGCACACTTAACGTGGGCGACAAGATCGAAGTTCCGGTTCTTTCGGCGTATCAATCGCGCTTCGGTGCAAAGATCGTTTTCAAAGTCGCCGACAAGAACCATTCCGGCTATCCATCAAATTCCGTAACGCTGATTACGGAAAAGATCATTCAGATCATGGCGTTCGACGCGAAAGAGCCGAACAACAGCAACAGCGATCGGAAGTCATACGGTAACAACAGATACTTGCATTCAAACCTTCTGCAATGGCTGAACAGCAATGCGGCGGCGGGTGCATGGTACAGCGCACAGCATAGCGCGGATCAAGCGCCGACCACGAAGGACACACACGTAACATATAATCCGTATACGTCTTGGGCGGGCTTCCTTGCTATGATCGAACCGAAGTTTGTTGCGGAACTGCTGGACACAACGCAGACCGTCGCAAAGAACACCGTAACGGACGGCGGCAGTTACGAAACAGTAACTTCAAAAATGTTCCTTGCGTCCACCACCGAAGTGGGGCTTGCGAATGAAAATAGTATCACCGAAGGCGCGTTGCTTGCCATGTTCAGCAATGACGCTTCCCGCGTCGCGTATCCTTCGACGGAATGCGTAAACAACAGCGACGGTTACACAAATGCGAATTACAGCACTTCAAAGGGCTGGTATTGGTGGCTTCGTACGCCTTATTCGTCGGACGCCCGCCTCGTCCGCCGTGTCGACACGGACGGCACGTTGAGCAACGGCAGCGCGTTCGACGGCCACCGTGGCGTTCGCCCGCTTTGTAATCTTAAATCTTCAATCTTGGTATCTGATACCACGAACAGCGACGGCAATTACGAAATCATTTACAATCAAGCGCCTTCCGCGCCTTCCGGTATTACCGCGCCCGCGACAGCGTACAGCGGACAGAATATCGAAGTATCTTGCGCGGCGGCTACCGATCCGGACGGCGACGCGCTGACATACTCTTTTGAAAGAGCGTACAACGGCGGCGCATGGACGCAAGTTCAGAATTCCGCCGCGCTGACCTTCACGGAAATGGTATCGACCGCATGGAACACGCTTCAATATCGCGTACGCGCAAGGGACAGCGCGGGCAACTATTCCGCATACACGGCAAGCGCAACGATCGCCGTTGTGCATAACCAGCCGCCCGCGATTTCCGGAAGCAATGCCGATCTTGGGATCAAGCGCGAAGATTTCACCTTCGAATACAGCGTGACCGATCCGGACGGCGACATTGTGAACGTCATTGAAGCGATCGACGGCGTGACAATCGGCACAAAGTCCGCGATCGCGCTGGGCGCAACGCTGACGCTTTCCGTTTCCGGAAATACCTTTACCGCGCTGACAAACGCCGCGCACACGATCACGATTACCGCGACCGACAGTGCCGGAAATAGCGCCGTTCGTACATTGACCTTCACGAAGTCGATTTCCGGCTTTGTAATCACGCTGACCGAACCGCTGGAAGCAGAGAGCCAGCCGACGCGGTGCAATATCGCCGTAACACGCGAAATTCCCGCTGGCGGCGAATTCAAGGTTGAAGTATGCAACAATCCTTACGACGGCGCGCCCGTATGGGAGGATTGCACGAACGCCGTTCTTCAAGGCACGGCGCACGTATTCGAAAATACCGCAAACACAGCGGCGCAATACGGATTGAATATCCGTGTAACCGTCGAGCGCGGCGACGCGCTGACCGCTTGCTGGGTATCGGGGATCGGGGGTAACTTCGAATGATTATCAAGGGAAAAGGCGTAAACGCCGACGTTAAAAAGGATATGAAGGAACTGCAAGCGGCGGAGGAAAAAACCGCCGCTTTGCTTTCCCTTTCCTTTCAAGCGCAGATCGTACAGGACAGAGCGGCGGGAACGAATGTCGTTACCGACGAAATGATCCTAAAATCCACGGAAGTAATCAAGTATGAAGATTTCAAAGATAATCACGCGTACAACACGATCGGCGAAATCTTCCAGCACGGCGGCTATTATTACGAAGTGATCGCGAAGCACACTTCGAACGCGGCGGCTTATCCCGTCGAAACCACCTTCGCATATTACCGCCATATCGAATTGACCGCTTCCGGCACGATTGACGATCCGATCCCGTATCCGGAAACGGCGGGAATTGTCGTCAACGTTGAAGAGGGCAAATATTACAGCTACAAGGGCGAAGTATACCTTGCAAAAGCAGATATGCCGAATTGCGTATATCCGCCCGATACCGTTGGAATGTGGCAATGGGAAAAAGTCGAGCAGGAGGAATAACGCATGAATGAAGGGATTTTAACCGCCCTTTCCGTTATCAGTACGCTTTGCGCTATTGTGTTTGGATACCTTGCCTTCGTCCGCAACAGGGACAAAGACAAGGAAACCGACGTAAAGCACGACGCGACCGTTTTAACGGAAATCGGGTACATCAAAGCCAACACGGACGAAATCAAACAGGAACAGCGCGAACAGCGCAAGACCAATACGGAGGTTATCGCCCGTCTCGCCGCCGTGGAAAGCTCCGCAAAGTCCGCACATCATCGACTCGACCGTATCGAGGGGCGAGAGCACGACTCGCACGAGGGGTAACGGCATGAGAAAGAGGAGCCGGACGGCTCGCCGGAAACGAATAAAAAAAGCGGCTCTCGCCGTTTGGGGCTTTGTTAAGGGGTATCTATCCTTTTCA